GGTCTATCAGTAAAGAGTTTTGGCGATCATCAGTGAGCATGGTTTTTCCCATAAAAAAACCCGCCGTAAAGCGGGTTAGCTATAAGTTATTGTGGCCGAGATTATGTCGTTTCTTCCTCGGTTGGATTAGGATCATCCGCATCATCTAAAGGCGTTGGCACCTGGCTCAAGCCAAACAAGGCCTCGCGCAGCGTTTTCATCTCTTCAGTTTCAGCGTTTCCTTTATTTAGCAAATTTCCTTGCGGCGGCATCTAATTTCCTCCTATCCACGCCTGGCTGTTCATACCAAGGACGATCTGTTGATTTTGACACTTGAAAATCTTTCGGGATTATACCGTTTTTCTTGTTTTTAATAAAGGCTTCAAACTCTTTTGATTTGGTTAACGTCATCTTTGCGGTAGTGCCATCCGACAATGGGTATTGCGCTTCCATCCCACGCTTGCCCTGCACATAATTAAATCCAGAGCTGAACGTAGCGCGCTTGCCTTCAACAACGCCTACACCCTCGGCCTTCTTGGTTGCGACTGTTCGCAGCGTGTCATGCGCCACAACCTGCTCACCATCGATTACCCAGGTTTCCCAATGGAACCGACCAAGGCTTGCATCTTGCGGCCTTCCAACAAGGCGGTACGCTTCTCGCACATTATCAGCCAAACCGCGCTCCAGCATTTCTGTAATTAACAAACCTCTTGGGCCTCTCATAAGACCATGTAAGCCTTCCTTAGCTGTAGAGCCTGCCTTAGCATAACCATCATACACATTGAAGCCTGCAAACTGGCCGTCATCCCAGAGGTGACGCGACTGTATCCTATCCATAACCAAGAGATCATCACGACCAGACACCAACAATGAAAAGGACACGACCTTGTTATCGATGCCTGCGTTATCCATCATCTCCATAAAGCTGCGGCGTATTTGAGGGCCAGATAGGTTTGTATTCCCCAACATTTCGTGCAAAGCCTGCAGTTTGGTTTTGCCGCCCTCGGCAGCTTGTTCACTAAGGGCCATGAGCAATTTTCCAGCAGCATTGACGTTCATGGTCACCTGACGCGCAGGTGAGCCCTCCGGCAATTTGTTGATAAATTCACCAGGTGAAACCTCATACCTGCCAAGTTGTTTTTGCCATTGTGTGAACGCTTTTTCATCGAAAGTGCCATTGATTGCCTTTTGGATAAAAGGCTGGGATTTTTTAAAGATATTCAAGAACGCTGTTTCTTGTTGTACTGGCCCTGCACCTCTGGACAAGATACCCCACAAAAACAAATTGCCTGTTGTTACCGGGGTAGCGGTTCCCGTGTGGTACATATGACGTAAACGCTTAACGTGGTCGAAACCACGATCGACCCCAAGTTTTAAATCAGGCGTGAGCTGTGCAAGTTTGTCAGCCATCGCCTGCGGATCATTGGCGTATTTAATAGCCTGGCGAGGCGGGGTGATCAGATGATCGCCGCCTAACGTAGTTTGCAAAGACCCTACCCAATCGTTCTCAGACTTTAGTGCATTTGGCACAGCTGCATGTGCAGCATCGATGTTCGCAAGATTGGCTTGTTTATTATTTGCATTAAATGCCTGGGTAACGGGCGTGGTTGCTTTTTCACCTGTACCGCCGACTAGCAGCTGATGCGGCACTCTATGCGCGCGGGTGCCTTCAGCAGCGGGTTTTAAAAGTGGTGCTTTCTGCGACCTTGCAACAAACTCTTTTTGTTGATCTGCCAGGATCGCGCGCACCTCATCGGGATCGTGGCCGAGAGACTTGGCGTTTTCCGGCGTGATCTCGCCTGCGCGCACATCGTTTTCAAAAGCACCCTGCCGGATACGCATGTCAATCTGCGACGGCCTTGGCACGCTTGCGTAGACATCTGGATTGTACGCATGTTGTTCTGGATTTACATATAGCAGATCGTCTTCTGTTAGCTTTTCGCCACTGCTTGTGGTCATCTCTTCAAGCGGATCTCGCGCTGCACGCTGCTCAGCCGTTAAGCCCATCCGGCTTTGCGTTAGACGCGCCTGCGCTTCACCTGCCAGCTTTTCATACGCTTCAAACTGCGATCTTTCAGACTTAGAATGTTTTAATATTTCGCGCTGCCAATGCTCCATTTCTTTAAACGTATTGTAATGTTTGGAGCTTAAAGATTGTACAGCACTTGGAGGTTCCAGGCCGTTCATATTCGCTTTATATATAGCAACGAACATATCCCACAGCGGCCCTGCAGCCATTTGTGGGTTCGCCTCTTTATGTTCAATCCATCTTGCTGCAGCTATTGAGGCGGTAAGGGTTTCAAAAATTTCCTCTTCGTCAGCTTTCGATAGTTTGAACTCTTCCGGCGATCCACCGCGTGACCATTTTTCGTAATTCTGGATGATATGCTGCGCCTCGTGCGACAGTACGCTTTTTATGGATTCGTCCTTGCGGAGTATCTGCCCAGATCCGAGTACCTGCGGTCCTTTGATGCGACCCAGATTCATCGTGTAACCGCCACCCTTTTTACGCAGATCTGGCTTTACTTTACCACTGACAGCAGCTCCTAATTCAGCGGTATCCATGTAAAACGGCACTTCGGCAAGCCAGGGGTAAGCCTTCATTACTTCGGGGCTCGAAAAAACATCGCCCAACGTACCGCCCTTTAGGGCCGCGTCCACTTTCTCCGCAGCGGCCAATACCTCGGGCTTATCTGCCAAAGCAGGAAGTTGCTTCAAGTCTTCTAATGTAAACGCGCCAGCCTGACGTGGCCCACGCAGGCCCAGCGAATGGAACCAACGGCCTATATACCTGGGATCTCCCTCCATAATCCGCATGTCGGATATGACATCAATTCCAGCATTGACTAGAGTATCGACATCCGACTGGTCAAACCTGGTTTGTGCAAGCTCGTCCGACACCTCGGACATCCACTTGCCTTTTTTATCGTAGAACCACCCAGTGGATTTGCGGATCTCCTCTCGGTCGTGACCGACCTTTTTCATCTCCTTGGCAATTTCCAGTTTTCTTTTATCGGCAGTTTTCGACTGCGGTCCGACAAACATCCTCGATGTTGCACCGCCCTCACGCGCAGCCTGATCAGCGGTATCCACAATCGCCTGCCACGCCTTCTTGGCACCCTTGGCTGCTATCGGCAGCGTAGTTGTCAAAGCAGCAGTTCCTGCAGCTCCATAAATTGCGGCCTGCTTGGCTTCGTCCCAATTGATGGCCTTTTGGCCACGCATCTTTTGCACCATGATATTTTGGAACATGGCTAACGCACCGCCCTCGCCGCTCAAGATTGCCTTGCCCATCAACCCAGCGGCCAGCCGCTGCATGAACGGGTTTTTTACGCCCATTCTCCCTGCAAGCGTGCTACCTGCGGTTAACAGACCGCGCACCTGCGCCAGCCCGAGATAGGATATCGGGTCAGCAATAATTTCTTTGCCAAGCCGTATGGTGCCGTTCCAATTCATCCCCATAGGGTTATCGCGATACCAATCAGGGCTATTTGTGATTTGGTACAATGCCAGTATCGCAGCCTTTACCTCGGGCGGTGCGTCCCGCGCAGCCATATACTCCATGCCTAGTTTGGTAAACCCAAAATTAAGCCAACCGCTAACGTCTAAACCCCATTGGCTAATTTCACGCGGTGTTAATTTGGGCTTCTTTTCTATAGCAGCGGGATCTGCTTCGGCATCTTCAAACTCGGTGACGGCCTTTGTTTGCTCGGCAAGGTTTGGATTAGCTGCGGCTTGTACCCTTTCTAGGTTGGCAAACGCCTGGGCGTTTTCTTCTTGAAAATCACGCGGTTGTTCCGCGTAATCGCCCAGCTTGTGTTTCCAGTCGTAATACATTTTTGATGCGTTATAAAAAGTATAGCCGACAGAAGGCTTTTCTCCGCTGTCTGGGTTCCAGCCCTTGGCATCTGTATTGGCTAGAATATGATCATCATCGATGGACTTTTCCCCAGGCGGCTCGACCTGTGCATCCATCTCCCAGGCAATGTGCGGGTTTTGGCCATGGCTTTCCATCAGCTTGGCCGTGTCGCTGGTAGAAAAAGCCTTTCTTTCCAAACCCGTGACAAACGACCCAATGGTTGTTTGATCGTCTGTATCTACTTTTAATAGGTCAGAAAAAGTGGTCATTTCGGCATGTCCATTTTTACGCTGTCATCTCTGGGCGAGAACGCTTCACGTATTTGTTCAAAAAAACCTTTTTCGTTTTCCGCTTCAACCTTGGGATCTGGATCTTCTGGCAATGGTGACGGTACGGCTGCAGGCGGCAGATAATGCCTAAACGCTTCTGTCAGACGCTTTAGCGCAATTTCAGCTGCGTAGATCTGACGCACGCTGACACGGTCTGCCTTCGACAACCTATGTGTGCTAATATCTTGTTCCGTAAGTTTATAGGTATCGAGATCCACCTCTTTTAAGCTGTCCGGCTTCATACCAATAGCCATGCGCTTAAAGGCTTCAGTTGCGTTTATAAGTTGTTCCTTGACCTTAATTGCCTGATCCGAGGTAAAGTCTGCTGCCTCTTGGCCAGGCACTACTTTTAAATCTGGTAGCTGCGCTTTTATTTGCGGCGGTATCGTTTTAAGCGCAAAGGTAATAAAATCTTTTGTGCTTTTACCTATGGAATCACGGTACGCATTATAAAACGCCTCGATGGGCCGCTGACCCAAGTCCAGGTTGCTTTGAAATTGCATTAAGGCCGCTGCTTGTTCTGGGCCTGCCGAGACACTAATCTCGCCAACTCCCGTTTTATCAAACTTACTACTTGCCGTTCTCAGTAACGCTTTTAGCTGTTTGATTTTCATCGCCTCGGGCGTTTTACCCTTGGTTTCTCCAATACTCTTGAGCAGGCCCGACCTGGCTTTTTCACCAATTACACGATTGGTAGCATCAGCTCTAACCTGCCGCTCTACCGCATCCAGCTCTGCCTCGGTTACCGCATCGTCAATCTGGTCGTGCAGTTGGTTGACCCGCAGCGGGTTTATAATTCTTTTGGCACCTATCAATTCGTCAATTAAAGCCAAGCGGTTGCCTGGATCGAGTTGACGGTTACGTCTTAACATTTCCTCGGTTACTTCTCGGGGTTCTGGCCCACGCTCGTTTTCGGGCTTTTGCTGCCAGGTTCGATGTGCAGCAATGTCGGCAGCGTATTCGTCGTAAAGTCTTGCTTGATTGCGTTCATAATTGACATGCGTACGATTTTCTTTGGAAATCCGCTGCCGTAGTTTTTTGGTTTCCGCGCGCTCCAGATCGCCTTGAACTTGTTCTATTATCCTGAGCTTACGCTCAGGATCGATCTTATCGTACTCATTGGAGTGTTCAGCACTTATCAACCTTGCATACAGACTGTTGAGCTGCGTAACACTTCCTTGCGCGCTTATAATGTCTTGCTGTAACCGCAGCTCTTGCACCCCCCCCTCGGCACCAATGGTGTACTTGTAAACATCTGTTGCTGACCAATTACCCATGCCAGCCCATTTCTTACCATTGTCAGTGATCTTTTTTATTGCACGTTGATAGGCGTTACTTCCAGGCTGTGCTTGCGCTGCCTCAACCATCATGCCGTTTAAATCGGTTTTGGATTGAACCCTGGAATAATCCAGATACTTTTTGGTCAGATGCGGCGTTATTTTTCCCATCGTTGTTATAATGTCTTGTTGGGCTTGCGCTTTGATTGCACGCCGGAGTGTTTTATCGGTAACGCCTTTTAAAATTGTGTTTTCAAGGTAGCTGCCTAAATCGTTTTCAATATCTATCCGCTTTTGGTTAAAGGACATAATTTTATCTTTGTATGGGGGCGTGACCCAAGATTCGACCTTACCCCAGACTGCATCATGCAATGCCTTTTCCCGATATTTTCTAAACGCATCAATCGCTGCAGACTGTTCTGTCGCATGTTCAATTTTGTGGAGATGTTCACCCCATGTAAGACCTTCCTGGGTAACCATAAACCCCATCTGCATCTGGGCTGCACCAGGCGCGCCCAAAATGCTGGGGCTTGCCTGCGCCGATAACATTTGACCGCCTGTCTGTTTCGGCAGGCTGGATTGCGCGCGGTATTGAGGCACCTTCATTTGTCTGGACATTATCGACTACCTCACGTCAACATATACGCGGTTTTGGATATGCCAGCAGCAGCAGCTCCGGCAGCGCGGTAGCGCGATGCAGTCAGATACGATTTAGCATACATGCGGTTCAGATTGGCCGACAATCTCTCGTTGACACCCTTCTCATGATATGCCTGCATCTCTGCGTAAGTATCAACCTCTCGTATTGTTTTTTCCTCATCCGCTTCTTGCGCGTTTTTCATGTAGACATCGAGGCCTGTACCTGTGAGCGTCCAACCATCGTAACGCACGCGCTGCGCCGTTGCCGCGTTCAGCTCTCGAAAGTCATCAACAAAGTTAAGGGTTTCGATATCGCCGCGCAGCTTTGTCCAATCGGCCTGGATGTCGGCACTTTTTGCATTGCGATCATTGATCGCCGCATTGTATCTCGACGCAGCTGCTTGCGCTTTTCCCTGCGCCCGTGCGCCCTGGACGCTCATATAGGTGCCTAGAATTGATGCTCCGGCGGCAACTTCCATTATTTTGTCCTCGCATATAAAAAGTGGTTGGCACCATCCGGCCCGTAATTCTTCATCAGGCCTTCGCGTTTAAATCCCATGAACTCGATAAATCGATGGGCCACTTGGAAGTCCTCACGCACGCTGGCCTGCAGGCGCACCAGCTGGTCTTCCTCTGTAATCTTGTCGATGTACGATCTGAGCGTTTTGATCATCTTCAGCTTGTAATCTTCGATCTTGTCGCTTGGGATCAGCCAGGCTTCACCATGGCCTGGCCAGATCTCGAAAATGCCGCCAGCCACAATCAAGTGACCGTTATCGATGAGCGTGAAGCTCCGGCCCTCGCGCTTCATGTTCTCGATCCAGTGCCGCTTCAAAAACTTGTGGTCAGCGGTGGCTAATGTCGTATTGAGCGTGAACAGCTCCTCGGCGTGATCAGGCTCAAAATCAATCAGCCTAATCAAAAGTCTGGGCTCTAGCGATAATCGATATAATGGTCATGGGCAGCGCGAGATCCTGCTGCACCATCACGTACCCGTCCTGATCGTAACCAGCGTTCATTTCGATATCTTTATCGCCCGTAAAGAGTGGGATCGCCACGTCCATGGCTTCCGCGCCGGATCTGAAACTTATGCGGTCGGTGTTTGAAGCGTTTGCGCCGACCAGGGCGTTAACCGTTCTAAACAGCCGGACGGTCACCTCATCGATGCGCTTGATCTTGCCCTGCGCGGTTCCATCGGTCGCGCCTGCTTCAAGACGCATGGTCTGCAAGGTCGACGTGTAAGGCAGGCCTACGGTTGCTTTTGTAACCGAGCGGTCGAGACTAACTGCGCCGGAGGACACGGTCTTGTTATTGTGTGTCGCACCATTGCCGATTATGTGGACGCTTTCGCCTTCAAGGTGCGTCAGGCCGCTCAGGCTGGTTGCAGCGGAGCCATCGTAGCTCAGGCCGCTATCGACAAAGAACGAATCCTCAATATCGGTGCCAAAGTCCCAGGTCTTTACATACTCGATAAACCGCTTGGTCGAACCGTTAATATTGCGTTGCACAACCATATATAACTCGTCTTCATTGGTGCCTGGTATGGTTGCGATGCTTTCCACCAGGGCATGGCTTTGCGAGGTTACTGCAAGCCTGGTTGTGTCGGTGCTTTCAATCGACAAAAACCCCACGCCTGCGCGCGTTGTCTCGTAGATCGTGACCACGTTGGCCGCTGGGTTGGCCACTGTAAAATCCGCATGTGCGTTTATTCGAGTATAGATGTTGTCGGCGGTGACATTGTTGGAGGTGTTAGGCCGCCATCCCAGAGATGTATCGGCAGGGTCAGAACTCCCCGCCGCCTCGGACGTAAACACCACCTCAGTGCCATCGCTCTTCGTAATGGTCAGTTTGGTTCCCACGGCGATGTTTGCATAATCTGTCACCGTGACCGTGGCGGTGCCGCTGATGCCACCTATCTTGTGCTGATGCCAGGCGATCACCTGTTCATCTCGTCGGTAGGTCATGCCGACCAGCACGCCATCTGAACGCACGCCCCAAACAATTGAATCGGGCTCTTGCTGGTAAGCCAGCTCGGTTAAACCGTTCTCGGTGATATGCTCCGAGAGGATCGTCAAGTCCGGCGCGGTGTAGCTGTCCGAATCGTAATTGTACTGCAGCTCACGCACCTTGCGCGCAGCTCGATGCAGAAACAGCACCGCGTTGCCGACCTGGACAGGCTGCACGTCAGCTGAGCCGTAGGCCGACTGCTGTTTGATCTGTGCGTTACCGGGGCTCAGCGGTTCATCTGTGCCGGACGCTCTGACCGCAAACTCGCCGCCGGATGTTCCCACAAGCAGCGATCGTGAGCTGCTCAGGTAACGTATAACATTAACCTGGTTAGATCCGATGGTGTAGGTCAGCGCGCTGTCTGGGCTTGTTCCACCTGTAAAGTTTTCGTAATCACCGCCGACACTAAAGTACAACGTCTGCGGTTGGTTGGCGGTTCCTGCGAACACCAGGCGTTGCTCGTAGAAAGCCACGCTTGATGGATAGCTGGCGATATAGAACGCACCGAGCCGCCAGTTATCATCCGCTACCAGCTTACCGACAATGGTTATCGAGGCACTTGCTGATTCGTCAGCCACGTCATCGGTCGGCGCGATCAGCAGCGTATCCTCGGTTACCTGCACCAGAAGATAATCGCCGTTGTTGCCGCTGGTCCCAGCATTACTGACCGTTATGGTCATGCCTTTTAGAAAACCCTCTTTAACAAAGTTTTTTGCACTATCCGTAATTCGGTCGTTATGCTCCAGGCCCGTGCTGCTGGGATCTCCCTCGACAAAAGCGATAGTCGAGGCCGTGTAGCTTGGTTCCAACTCAGCCACATACAGATCGTTCTCCAATGCTGTTGCGGTGGCTGTGGTTGTATTGGTTACCGCCGTAATCTTTGCGTACCCATGGTGCAGCTTAATCAGCCTGCCGACATCAACGCCGGACGTAAACCCATCGCCGCCGTTAACGCCTGTCACCGCACTGGCCGTGATCGTGATCGAGCTGCCTGTGCGCGCACTGGCCGTCATCGTGGTCGTGGTCGTATTGGCATCGAGAAACGGGCCGCGTGCCAGTGTTACGTCTGTAATCGTCCAGGCCGTGTGCGATGTCCGGCTTATTTTTCTTACAGGATGATCAGGATGCACCACGTACATCACGTCAGCTGACTGCGCGAACTTGAGCGCATCGAGCTGCGCCGTGGTGTATGTTGTTGTTACCTCGACCGCTGCCGCAGGAGATCCGCTGGTGACCTGGCCGCCATCCTTGAAGATGCGAAAGCCGTTATTGAAGAACTCCAAAACGTAGGCTTGGGTAACATTGAATTGGAAGCTGACCAGCCGTGACTTGGCTGCACTCGATTTGCACTCGGCCACATACCTGGAGCCTGGCCGCCTCGATGCACCGCCGTGGGGATGCACCAGGAAGTTTTCCAGCTGGTTGCAACCGTTGTAGTATTTATTGAGGTCAGTACGGCCCCCCAGCCTCGGGCTCAGCTCCCCAGCTGTAAAATTGCTGAACGCGAAATTAGCTTTCGCCATCAGAGCCTCGAATTAATCAATACGTCAGATTGCAATGCGCCGGATGTTACAACGCCTGTAATGGCACCTGGAGTACCCTCGGTCGCATCCACAAAGCGTGCCTCGGAGAGTTTACTTTCATAAAGCGCAAACATATTGGCCGTCAGTGACGTGGATTGTACCAGCGCAAAAGAGATGTCAGCTGCAAGCCGCGCAGCGATAGCCTCGACCAGCAGGGCATCCCACTGGTTTGGATCCGTTACCCTGGCCAGATACACCAGGTTAATGGTGGACTCATCACAAAGGATCTTACGGCCTTCAACTCGGAAATCGATATCGAGATAGTCGAGGCGCATGACGCGCAGGCAGTAAGGATCTGTTGGGAGTGTGAACGCATAGGACCAGTCAAAGGTTGGTGCGTCTGCATCCGCAGCCAGTGCAACCCTGGTTACCAAACAGTTCCAGGGATGTGCGCGGAACACCGCATCGCGTACCGCATCGAAACGCTGGTTGGTAACCCGTCCCGATTTACTGTCCTCGGTGCGCGAAATGATGTTAGTCGCACCTATCATATTCAGCGCGCTATTAATTGTTTCGACTTCAGATGCCATCGTTGGCCCCCAGAAATATGAGTAGTACGCGGCGATCGCCGACATGCGGATCGACGCGATGCTCCTGGTCGGAGCTGTAAATTAGCAGCGAGAGATAATGCCTGTACTCAGCTGCAGGGTTGCGGAATCTAAACGTGCCGCCTGTGAACGTATCCGGCGGTGAAAGCAGAACGCTGCCTGAGTATCGGCACCAAGGCATGTGGCCGCCGTCACCCGTATCCACATGCCAGCCATGACCATCAGCCTTGCGCTCTACTCGCGCATAAGCCTCTGGTACAACGTCACCTGGCATGAGATCCCTTAGCCTTTCAACCAAAGGATGATTAAGATCGACTCGGCCTACCTGGAGACTTCCGGCCTCTTCAGCCGTCAGTACGTCCTCCAGCAGCTGCCTCAATTACTTTTTCTTTTTTGCCCAGCTTGGACGGTTGGTACGGGCTCGGATTTCATCAGGGTCAATAACCATTGCGCCGGATGAAGTGATAATGCCCTTTACCTTTTTTGTAGCTTTTTTAGCCATAGGTCACCTTAGGGGTCATAGTGTCATAGTTAAACGTCATAGTGAGTCATAGCAAAATGGGGGAGCCGCAATCGCCAGCTCCCCCGTTCTGTTTAGTCAACCACGTATTCGACGATGAAGCTCATATCGCCAGCTGCAGCGGTTGCTGCGGCTGCTTGAACCGTGACGGCAAGATAATATTGCGCGTCAGACGGTTGCGATGAATCGCCTGCATCTTCCCATACTCTCTGGCCACAAAGGTTTATGTTTCTGGCCTCGAAAGCATACTCGGTGAAGGCTGTAGCAGCCTGGCCGAGCGTGATCGCGGATGCGTAACAATCCTCATCCTTTACCGTTCCATCGGTCTGATAGAGGCCGACATTGAACGTCAACGATGGTGATCCACCACTGTCGAGGTCATCAGCGGCCAATTTAATGGACGTGATGGAAACACCTACGGGCAGTGGAACCAACATTATCACATCATTATTGTCGATATCTGTCGTGGCAAGTTCAATTGTCCCTTGCGCGACACGTACACGACCATGATGTTGATAGGCTGGATTGTAGACTTTCGGACTCGCCTCGAAATTGGAAACGAGTGTGCTATTTTTAGTAGTCATTAGCTATCTCCTTTCCTATTCGCTGCACAGGATTTCACAGACTTTCGCCTCTTCCATCCGAGTAGCACCAAAAGTTGCACAAACGTAGACTTGAGTTGAATAACTCTTGTCTGCGCGCGGTTCGATCTTGGTCATAAGATCTTTACCCATGGCCAGTTTGATGCCGTCTTCAGCCCACGCAAATACCTTACGGTAGCTGCTGGAGTCCGTGTTCAGCCTGGTTGTGGTAATGAACTTGAAGCCCAAAAATGTATCGATCTCACCTTGTACCAGAGCTTTGACAGAATTGTAGTCGGCACTGGTCACCGTGGTGTTATTGAGCAGGTCTTCGATCTGCTCCGGCCCAACGGCAATGTAAAGTGGTATCGATGGATCGACCGAGTTGTTCGCAAAGGTTTTACGGGCCTCAACCAATTTGGCTATCGTGAGGCCTGCTGCCGGAGAACCGACACCAATGCTGTTAGAGTTACTCGTAGAAGTTGAGCCCGTTTTCCCCGTGGACGCTGTGCCGAGCGCGGCATCGATGATGGCATCATCGACAGCGCGACCGATAGCATACGCGGCTGCTTGGGCATAACTAGCAATTTTTGTTCAGCCAAGGTCGCTAACCCTGACCCGCCTTTCGGCAGCTGCACATTGCTTTCACCTGTGCAGATCAGACTATATTACCACCCTCTTTCGAGGGGTTGGGCGCTTCCACCGCGCTTGCGGTGTACTCCTGTCGGATAGTCGTTGAACGGTCCTCTTACGAGGCTTCGCTGCTGATTGTCTCTTGCGAGATGTTCCAGCAATTCACCCAATTTGTTCACGTTTATTACTAAACGGAGTCCCCTAGTTTAAAAAGGACGGCGAAATGAGAGTCTGCACCATATCTGCCGAATCAATAAGATCAGCATATTCGTACGTATCCATTGTCACCATTCTACGAGAGTGAGGTGTGTCGGAAAGCGGAGTATCCGCGTGCCGACTAGTCCTTTTCTGCGCGGTAGCCGAACCGACCTGGTCGAAAAATGCTTTTTCGCCAACGACCGACTCCTCGCTAACAGCTCGTCTAAGCAACGAACCCTTTTGCTGTGAAAGCATCTGGATATTTGCTGAGAATTGCTGTGAAAAGGCAGTTGTGATCTGTGTTGAGATGACAACTCTCCTTAGTCTAAAGTTGAAAGAAAAAGCTACCCACCACCATGATGGACT